TAAGTTACCCTTAAGTTACCCTTAAGTTACCCTTAAGTTACCCTTAAGTTACCCTAAAGTTACCCTAAAGTCAACCACAAGTTATCGTCAAGAGTTAGCAAGCTAACAAGAGATAGCAAGCTAACATAAGGCTAGTATACTAGCATAAGGAGGCGTACCCTAAGGGTTAACTTAAGGTACACCTTAAATGGTCTATAGACTAACTATAGGCACCCCTTAAAGGGGCTAGCTTGCTAGCTGTGACTATAGTAATCCACCTACAGCAGCTCTAAGTAGTGCATCAACTGTCTCTACATCACCATTCAATAAGGAAACCACTAAAAGGACAATAATAATGATGATCTTGATAGCTACTACTAGTTTATTATTCAATGGTCTCATATGGATACTTTGAGTTAACTAAAAGGGAACATAAAGAAAAATCTAAAGTCAGTCTTTATGAGCCCCTTTAGAATATCTCAAAGGGTCTATAGGTAACCCCATTATTTTTTTTATTATTATTTTCTTATTTTTTGTCATGATGGGGTCAGGTAGATATCTTATATATACCTTTTTCTGGCCCCTTCTGGGAGTGGAGATTTTATTCGGAGTAGTCACTTCACCCTTATAGGGATGATTTTATCTTGTAAACTTGTATCCCTCTGAATATTTGTATTTATTGAATCCCTTGGAAGTACCTGATTCTCTTGTGTTTTCTGTAATTCTATTTATTCCTAATTTCCCCCCTATTTCTCTAGTTACGAACCCATAAAAACTTTCTAAAGATTCCTCTAGCCATTCTGAAGTTACTTCATTTATTCCTTCATCAGCATCAATTCCCATAAAATCTACTAAATACTTGACACCTATAGCTAGGCAATCGATAGCGTCATCGTGAACTAGTGCTCCTCTGTCTGATGTGATTCTAGTCAGCTGATAGAACAGGGAGTACTTATAGTCACCTTCAGGTACACTATCGATATCCTTATTGATGCACTCAGGGGTAACGATCATCTTATGGTTACCTAAGACAGGCTCTAGGGTATCAATGATGCGTACTTCTTTCTGACCTGTAGATTTGACTTCAGTTATGCCACAGTCTTTATAAGTTTTCCTAAGGACAGGCTCGAATAGCTTAGTGTACATACCATCCATTATGTTTACATAAGTTCGTTACGCTTATGCCTTGGGGCTATACATTGCTGCATAGATCGGACTATATCTTAACAATAGCTAATCTTCCAACCTCTTCTACCACGAATACCCTTATAGAGGAGGTTTCTTATATTACCTCTAGCAAATCCTAGAGTATCTGCACATTCTTGTATCGAATTAAACTTAAGTTGTCTACCATCAAGGTGCTCTGCTAGTACACCTTTAGCATTATTGGCAACTTTACCATAAGCTGGATTATTCTCACCCCACTGGTTCTCTACACCCATACCTCCTTCTTGAAGGTTATAAGTGTTTTGTCTAGCAATAAACTCTGTATCTACCAGTAAAGCCTCTACTTCTCTAGCTTCTTTTCTGTTCGACAGAACTAATAGAACTTCTCTTTTAAAGTTCTCTTTACCGTACTTCTTAATGACTTGCTTTAGTATCCAACCACTACCTAAGTATCCATCATTAAGATTATCCGTAGAGTGCATCCCTACGTAAATCTTACCGTTTATTAGGTTTGTTGTCTTGTATATTATGTGATACTTGTATTCGTGCATCTTATTGTTATTATAGCTATTGTCCCCACTTTTTCAGATCACTTGATCTTACAATTAGTCTCTACACCTTCCTATTTCTAGGCTTGGCTCGGTATCGTCCCATAGGGAGTTTCACCGAATTTAATGGGTTTTATTTCGGCAATGTTGTTTACCGAAGTTACCTTCAATGACTACCTCATTAACCTTCCATTTCTTAGCAGTGCTCGCTAGTTTATTTAGGACTACATCAGAGTAGCCTCCCATAAGTCCTCCTGCATCCATCAGATAGATGTATCCATTGAGGTAATATAGGATGCAATAGGCCGTGGCATCACGTCCACGCCCCGAGGGATCAACTGCCATCATCTTATAGGTATACTTCTCCATCTCAGGTGAAGCTGTATGGCACCTATAATAGGCATCACCCTTTAGTCCCATTACCTTTGGGATCTCCTGAAGGGAGACCTTACGAGCAGGATCAGGCATCCATGTAAGCTTCATAGGTGCTTCATCTGTACTGAAGGTGCCTACAATGAGATCTCTAAGTCTCAATGGGTACTTATCAGCATCAGATAAGCTAGTGTCTAGCATGAACTGCAGAAGGAACCCAGCTCTTCTGTAGGACAACTCTCGTTTCTGTAGATCCTCTTCATTGAATCTAAGGGGATCTGTAGGCTTACCTGCGTACTTCTGAGGGTCGCTATCGTACTTGTCTGCTATGAACTTAGCTAGTTTGTCCCCGTAGGATGCTCTATGGGCGTCATCATAGGGGTACCTTGCAGGGTAGATAATAGCAGTGTAGCCTCTCTCCTGAAGTTCGTTATAGAGAGACATTTCATTCTGGGGGGTACCAAGGTAAATGATGGTGCCATTGGGTTTAAGGACAGCGTCAAGCTCTTTGACGAGCTCGAACAGCTGGTCTCTAAGAACCTGAGTGAAGGAGTTAGATGGAACTTCCACCTTTATGTTAAGGTAAGGTCGTTAGTCTTACCCCATCGTCTTTTATTTGACGATGCTTCATATCTCTATGAAGACCAGACTATATCTTATGCTCGCTTAGAGCATCCCCATTTTTCGAGTCACTTGACCCTACATAATAGTCGTTACACCTGCTATAAAGCTCGGCTCGGTATTGTCTTTCCTAGTTAGGACTGAGTTCCACCGAATTTAAGGGGTTTAAAGACGACATGTTTAAAGTTTATCGTCTGCGACAATAATGTCTGCTCGGGAGCCTGTAAGCTGCCCTTTGATACCTACAGACTTAACTGAGGGTGAGTGATCGGGCTTAGCCTCACCTATATCAAAAAGATTCTGGGTGTTCCTCTGCCCTTCTCTAGCTTTCATGTTCTCTAGGAAGGGAACAGTGTCTATAATTTTCTTAATGAATACAGCGTTAGCATCAGCGCGTTCTTTATTAGCAGAAACAATCATTATTTTATGCTGAGGGTTTCGCCATAAAGACCACACAACAAAAGCACAAGTGATGAAAGATTTAGCCACCCCTCGGAAACCCATCAGTATGAAGCGGTCACTTGGGGGGTTCTGAAGGGTCTTAGCAATATCCTGTTGAATAGGGGTCACCTGAGGTAGTCCAACTAGGTGCCAAACTAATGAAGTAAATAGAGGAAAGTTGTTATAAAAAGGTAGAACGTCTTTATTCACCGTCATTATCCTTCATATACGAAATGATCTTCTCAAGTTCTTCTACTGTAGCGTCACTCTTAATTCTGTTTGCTCGCCTAGAGATCCAATGCACGTTTCCTTTTACATACCCCTTATCAGGGATCAGCCTGTCTAATTCAGCTAAGTTATCAGGTCTGCTACATCCAATTAGCTTAGAACCATCTATAAGCGGTATACCCAACACTGGACACACATCTACCCAAATACTGGCCAAATACTCAGGATCAAGATCATAAGGAATATCTCTTGCTCTACAGTCTCTGGATTTATTGCAAGAGAAGTGCTCAAACCAATGGTGTTCTCTCCTGTTTTTCCTGTATTCTCTACCATATTCAGCTACAGCTTCTTTATTTTTGTAGTATCTCTCTTTATATTTCTTAGAGAGCCTTTCAGAATTCTTCTTGTGCCACTCTTTTTTTCTTAGGCTCTCACAAGATTTACATGCCCACCTATGGGGGTAAAATTCAGAATCTGGTAGCTCTCTACCACACTTAGAACAAACTTTAGTTGACAAGGCCATTAGCTCCATAGTCTAACTCAAAGTTCTCCTTAGTAGCCTTCAGTAAGGATGCCAATGCATTGTCTCCATCTTCGCCAGCCTTAGGCACACAATTGATGCCATTTCTCTGCAGCTCCTTAATAATCGCATTGTATAGCTGAGGGTTACGCTTCTCTGGGTCTTTAAGATCGTTCAGCATGTTCTCCAACATGTTGTCCTGAATCAAGCTCAGCAAGCTCTCTCTGTCTAATGGTTCTTTGTTCTTCATTGATTCTCACTTTCCTAGCAGCTAGGTATGGATCTACCCAGTACTTTTTTATCATTGTTATAATGCCTACTATAGTGTACACAATGGTACCTATGTAAACCCAGTCACTAAGGGCTACCCCTAATACGGTAACCCCAGTGACAGCTATAGGGGGAGACATATTAATAATATCCTTTGATATGACTCCCTCATCCTCTACTGTAGATTCTACATCTAGAAACCTCATTAGTTCACACCTAAGAGCTTCCTAAAGTCAGCTTTCTTAAAGTGTGCTCCTTTAAGTAACTTTCCATCAGCTCTATAGGTAGGACAAAGGTTGCCATTGTCATCAACCATCTTGCTCATGAATTCCTCTGCAAGAGCCTTCATGCCTAACTCAAGAGGATACTTATGTTCAATAGCATACATGATGCAAACCCAGATAAGATCACAGAGTTCTTTGAAGTCCTCGGGGCAATCTGAAGCTTCCTCTGCCCATTCTTCAAACTCCTCAAGGATGAGCTTAAGATAGAGCTTTCCGTTCGTCCCTGAAGGGTGAGCCTTGTCGAACAATACTTGCATCGTGTCCGCAAGACCCTCCGTTGAATATTCTAAAGACTCGCTGATTGCTTGAGCCGTGGTAATCATGTTTTTCCTTTTTATCTAATTCAAATTTACCATCAATGAGAACATCAACATAATCCAAGATGGGTTCATCTTTGATATCCTCATAGGTACGTCCTGTCCATAACCAGATTCTCTTAGTGTTCCCATAGACATCCCTCACACGCTTCAGGATTTGCTCTACAGCGTGTTTGTTATAGGGCTCTAAGGGGTCACCACCTAAGATACTCAATCGTTCAATATAGGGCGATTTAAGAGCATCTAGGAGGGTGTCTAGAGTATCTTCAGTGAACTCTTGACCGTATTGGGGATCCTGAGCTTTCTTGTTGAAGCACCCTCGGCAGCATAAGGAGCATCCTGAGACAAACAGGTCTACCCCCATGCCATCCCCATTAGTCATACTACAGGTATCTATCTTAGCGTAGTTCATTAAGCCTCTATAATAGTTAATCCAAACTTAGGAATCTTTCCTTTAGCTATGTATTTGGGAAGGTTATCACGCATCGTAGATGTTTCCCCCCAAAGTGCTTTACCTAAAGCTGTTCTTGAAGGATATGTTGTGATTGCTCCTGCTTCATCCATAACGGTTATGGGCTTATTCCTAGCAAGTCTGACGTTATCAGCGTGGGATAACCACTCAAGATTACTCACGTGATTGTTTGTCTTATTTGCATCAATATGGTTGACTTCAAGACCCCCTTCAGGTTCTCCTAAATAAGCTATAGCAACTAATTTATGAACCCCAAAATCATATCTTTTAGACTCTTTATTGAGTCTGATCCTAAGATATCCTCTCTTTAAATAGGGGGTAACTACGCCTCTTTTTGATACTATAACCCCATCCTCAGAGATTAAATAGTTTTCAAAATTCGGTATTGGTTTAAACATCACATACACACTCGATCTTTAATCTCTGCCATCTTAGCATCATTCATTCTAGTACCCCCATTGAGCTTGGAATAGGATAAATACCCACAAACACGACTAATGACAGACAAGTTAGTAGATCCACAATGAGGGCACTTGTTCATAGCATTAGTGGAGTGCTTATGGCAGTCTTCACAATAGACACTATCAAAGTTAATACCTTGATAGTACCCTTTCTCCATACCTCGGAGAACCAGAGCCTTAAGTGCCTGAAGGTTCTCAGGGTTAGTCACTCGGCTATAGATAATGTGGCCTCCGTTGCACATATGGAACATCTTGTACTCAGCATCCTGTTTCTCGAATGGAGTAATGTTCTCAGTTACGTGCATGTGGAAGCTGTTAGTGAAGTATTCTCCAAACTGATGGTCACCTGTGTACTCAGCATATTGTTTAGCTTGTACACCACATAAATTTTCTGCCATTTATACCCTCGGTTTCCCGATATTTATTAGGGGATTAGACTATATCATCACCCTTATTACTAAGGGGTTGTGTGCTTCCATTTAAGGGGTTCTCACCCACCGATTCCGGCCGTACTCCTTTTGCTTCTTTTTGGCAAGCCTTGGGATAGTCGTTACAGAGCGTAATAAAGCAATTATATTTTCTAAGCACTCCGTTGTATTCTTTGTATGCTCTTGTTATAGAGGACACCGAACAACCTAAGAATTTCGCGGCGTCTCTAGACGAGCCGTAGAATATTTGAGTACCCCAACGGGTTACTCTCACAAATCTTGAGTGTTTCTGCCGTTTAACCGGCTTCCAAAGCCCATTAACATAGGCATGATGCACATTCTCGCCATTAGTCATCCACTCTAAATTCTCTACCCGGTTATCATCTTTTTTACCATTTTTATGGTTAACATAGGGTTTATTTAGGGGGTTATCAATAAAGAGCTTTGCGATCAGCCTATGTACTCTAAAAGTTTTCTGTCGCCCTGAGTCATCATAGAGGTTTTTATATGTATATCCACTAGGGTGCTTTGAGAGCTTTAACCTCTGAAGGTGATCTTTTCTAATCCTATAAATATTACCATCTTCAGAAAACAGGTACTTTGAATAGTTTGATAGTTTTTTATATTGCATTTATTAAACTCCACGGGATTAGCATAGCAAGCGCCTTAGCCTTCCCCGTTAGCCTCTTTCGAGACACCTCGCATTTTAGCGAGTCCACACAATTTTACGTTCCTAATTACTCAGGACGTGCCCACACTTGTTTAGGCGTTCCATAGACAGCATAAAGATATCCATCTTCCTTCTTGAACTGCTCTACCTTATCATTGATATGCTTAAGTACACCCTCAGCAAACCAAGGATCCTGATAGAGTGTCTTACCAGTAGCAAGGATATTAAGTTCATTGAGAGCAGTAACACCAAAGGATGCAGTCATGTAGTTGACCAAATCACCAATCTCATCGTCTGCCTTAAGGTTCCCCTTATAGAACCCTCCTTGCATGAATGCCATAGGATTGGTACAAGCTTTAGTGTGTCTGATGATATCATAGCGTTTCTTGAGGAACTCTCTGATTACCTCCAAGCGGTTATCCAAGACCTCATAGAAGTCTTTGTTCTCTTGTTTAGCTACAGCGTAAATCAGGGGAAGATTAAGAGACACTGCCCCAATATTACATCGACCATTAGTGATCCATTGGTCAGTCTCAGGATCCTTCCAAGGACTGAGATAGGCTCTACAACCCATCGAAGTCACTACTTGATTATGGTTAACATATTGCTGAGCTACAGCATTATGCTCCATGTCCCCTGTGAGACTAAGGAAATCCGGGTACATGCACTTGCTGGAGCACTCAATAGCTAACTCAAATGCCTCACGTGCTTCCTTAAATTCACTAAGGTAGTTCTCTTCATACAAGTAGACTAGCTTAGGGAACACTACAGGTTTATGGTTCTCCCCGTGGCCATTCATGCGGGTCTTAAGGATAGCCTCACAAACTGCCTTAAGAAAGAGCTTGTCTTTATTGGTTAACTCTGGGTCATTCCAACAGCCGAAGGACACTGTAGTAAACGCAAAGTCACCTCGTGAACAGGGGACGGTATTAAGTTTCAACTCAAGAGACTGAAAGCCTTGCTTAAGTTCATCCTGAAGAGTACGCCAAGCGTACCCATGGAGCTGAACTTCAGTTGCCCCGGGGAAACTATTGCTCGCCTGCTTGTATGCCTTATTCCAAGTCTTATGACAGTATGGCAGAAGAACCATATCAATTTGGGAGATTGTGAAACCCAGCGGAATCTCCCTAAACCGCTCTGTGGACTATCTCTTAAGCATTACTGCTTGTGTGCGCTTCGACCGGTAACCACTTCCGGCCTACTCTACTCACCTTTCGGATTTCGATAGTCTCTACACCTTCTGCAAGAGTATTAGCGATAATCTCAGGGTGACTGTAGTAGTAATTCACAGTAATTCCCGCTGCTTTGCAGGCATCCTTGATACTACCATATGTGATCCCCTGATACATGCATGAATACCTCTTGTAGCTTGGCACGGGATTCCTTTCGGTTCCCCGTTAGCTGAAATCATATTAACAACATGGGGCGTATCCCCTAAATTTCAACACCGCAAGTCATGCGTTCACACACTTTTAATTCGGCAGTTTCTATTGATCGCACCGAACTGTTGAGCTGTTGCAACTAAAGTGATATCTCCAATTACCTGAAGTGCACTCAAGACACTCGTAGGTTCCGTGTAGTCCACATTGGACATACTAAAGCCACCCCTAAGGACAGTAGCCATGTCAAAGAGACAGCAATTTAGGCTTCCAAAGATAGCGTCTCGAAGGTCATGGATGTAGATATCACCACGCTTAGTTAACTCTTTTTCTTCCTTGCTAAGATAGAATTGTCGATAGAGCTCTTTTGTAAGGTATCCCTTAATGAGCGAGCCTTTTGTTGACACCAGAGAGCTATCGAAGTTAGCATTCTCTCTGTCCCCAAGTAGAAGCACGTTATCAGCTTCATCTTTAACTTTCTCAAATGATTTAGCATAAGTATTCTTATAGTCTCTATATTCTTGATATGAATTCGCTACATCAGTCAACCCAAAGTACTTCAAGTAATGAATTACTTCCTTATGAAGGTCTTTAGTTGGGACATCTCTATCAATAATTAAACAAGAGTGAACTTTCTCAACCAGTTTGTTAAGAACATCAGGCTCCACATATTGATTCACTCTAGCAGCCGCCTTATAGACAGCTTCTTTGATCTTCTCTCCGTTCCAACCTTCTACAGTACCGTCTTTCTTAATAATCTTCATATAACTCCTAGTTTATATTTATTAAGGAGTTATCTAAAGCAAAATAGTTTTAGATAACCCCATATATTATTTAGTAAGTTCCTTGTAGTTCACGATTGTTTCAACCAAAGGATTCAATCGAGAGTTACTTTGGAGATAGCAACCGTCTTTCTTATCCGACTTGAATTGAATACCGATCATATCCTTAGCCTTTATATTGATTCCCTTAGCACGTAAAGTAACGATGCTTCCAACACTTCCCCCTGCGATCTTAACAGACACAGCATCTGCCTTAATGTCAGTGACAGTCCCGGCATTAGTAACATTCACGAGCTTAGCAGTAAATAGACTTTCATCCTTCTGCTCATTAAATACACGGAATGTAACTGAGATGTCCGCAGTACCATCATTCGGGAACACTAGAGCACCCTCACCCCCTGTAGCACTTGATCCAGGGATTACCTGAACCTTATCATTCAAAGTAACATCTCCTTGATCCTTAGAGAACCCTACAGGGCAGTTACTCCACGTATCGTTCACTGTGTACCGCAGGGCAGAGTACCCATCATTATCTTGAATGAAGCGTTGCATACCCTCTTTGAAGAACAAACGATCCTCCACAACTCCCGTAGGAGCATGAATATGTGTAGTGAACGGAGTCTTAGCATCACACTGAAGTTTGCTAATTCGTAACGTACATGGAGTTTGAGCATTCACGGGATAGATACAGACAGCGAATTGCTTTGCATCTGTTGGTACTGTGAATTCATTGATAATCGTTTGGGAGCCTTGTACATTCTCTGAGACAAAGAAGGATTCAGACTTAACCCATCCCTGAGAGAACGTAGGAACGGTGTTGTTTCTACTAGCTAGAATCTTAGGATTAGCTTTACCATCACCCACCCACTTCATCAAGGCTACTTCAAAGCCACAATCAGGTGTCTCACCTACAAAGGATACTGAAAGAGCTTTACCTCTCAATAGAGCAGTCTTTTCAGGAGACATGATCTTATGGAAATCAAAGTCAACAATATTCGTGCCATTGGATAGAATTTGAATCTTACCATCAGCTACACCCGCCTTAAGGTTACTCAAGGCATTCAAGCCCCAACCATCAGCCATTGTAGATGCGTCTCCTGCTGTACCATCAGCAATTGGAATAGTCATCTGTGTGAGCCAAGAGGTCGTGATAACACCAGTTCCAAAGTAGTGTCGAGTACTCTTTAAAGCAATACCCGAATCCAATTGGAATTGCAAGCCGCCCTCACCAGTACGAGACTTCTTGGTACTTTCTTGGATTAACAGGCAGGTATTACCTTCAGTTCTATCCTCAAGCAACAACGGATCATCGAAACCATTGTCAACCATAACACGGAAATAGGTCAGGGCTTTAGCATTTACAAAGCGGTCAATGACTAGACGATCTAACGTATCACCCGCCTTGTAGTGCTTTTCGACAGCCATAGGATTACCGTCCTCATCGGTTAGAATACCCTTTGGTTTACGAAGCTGATCTAGTGCTTGAAGCCAAAGGCGTACCTTACCGTCTGAAGGGGCAACACCAGACATAGCGGCTACTGCCACTATATTGAAAGAGCTACCCCCTGTAATATTCGGGTCTTTGTCATCAGTTTCCTGAATACCGTATGCCTTATGGATACGATCTACTTCAAGATAAGCCCCACCATGAGTCAATTCATCATCAAAGAACAATGCACCTGACTCTTTAGGAACAACTTCAAGAGGCTCATCCATACAGGCGTAATAGCTGATTCCACGAGTAGGCAAGATCAGGTCTACTGCTACATCACCCTCGTGATAGTCATCAAGATGGATGTACGGAGAACGGAACAGGATGCTTGTGACATTGTCGTAGGCTTGATTTCCAGTAGTCTCTACGTGAATACCCCGCCCTTCTCCTGAAGATAGGTTACTCATAAGAGCGACCTGATCTAGCGTATCAACTGCTATAGGTGCTGTAGGAGACTTAAAGGTAGTATCAATAGCGTCTAACTCAGCTTTAGTAGTAGCCGCTTCAATAGCCTTATCCATAGCCCATTTCTGAGCATAAGAGTCTTCACCAGTAGCAATAATTTCTAGAAGAAGCGTTCCTAGTTGTTCTCTAGTAATCTCGTGGAAGGTATTGTCTGAAGCTCTAAAAGTGACCTTCTCACCCTCAGGGGCAGATTGAGCCTTAGTAACAAGACCCATCACATCCGCCCATGCCCTAGTGTTCGCATCAGCAGTGAAGCCTAGGGATGAGGGAACAGTAGCTTCATTATTGCGATAGTTCAAGTAAGCTGATTTAACAGCCTCATCCTTTGCTATCTTAAGTTCGGCAAGAGATACCTCAGGAATAGCTTTAATCTGAAATCGCCGCAGGGTTTTCGTCTGCGTCACCTCTTCGCCGAATTCATTCTTCTCCGTAACGCCTTTGGTGATGGAGTCAAGTTCTTCGATATAGGCGTTGTTCTCGTTGCACCACGCCGCGGCTTCAGGTGGGTACTCGCCTTCAAAAACCTGATTGATTTTAAACGTCATTTAATTTCTCCGATCATTGGATTAGTATCCACAGGCATACCAATAGAAGGGAGCAGGATCACTTGTATAACTAGTTTCCTTAAATTGAGTCGCAGATACAACAAATGCACCTATTTGCCCCTGCCACTGGCTGTTATTATTGTTTCCGTTCGCGTTTGTTGCTACCAAAGTTATTTTTGTTGTTGTAAATGGAGTGTTAAAAGTCCCTGTGTAAAAAGCGGTATTATTCCCTCCGGATTTGACATACCCTCCCTGCTCATGCCAGCCATTAGACCACTTACGGTACCAATTAGTACCGTTGTTCCACGTCTTGTAGACGTAACTCACTTTATCGCCGTCAATGCGCAAAGAACCGTCGTTACGAAACTCCATGGTGTGATTCGTGCTAATCCCACTTTCAGGGGATCTCGTGGAGAAACGAATACCGCCCGGGACGTATGGGTCATTGACATTTCGTACGCTAACGACAGCGCCGTAGGTACCGTCGGTCAGGTCGGCTGTTATCCCCAGACCTTTAACAGGAGCTGATTCGACAATTAAGTTTCCCGCGTCACGAATCCGTGTGAAGCCGAGATTGCTTTCTCCGGTGACAGCCAGCGAAGTTGCATTAACCGTGGTCGCAGAAACGTCTCCTGTAAACGACGCCCCAGGGGCAGAAATAACCTCTGAAATGTCCTTCGTCAGATACCCTAAATCATTACTCAACTGAGAGACTTTCGTCGGAATCGTTGGCTTATTCTTGATGTAGTCTTTCTGAGTGCTATCTGTCTGATTCCAGTCTGTCTGAACCTGACCTGCGGTAGCTTGCTCTGCATAACCCTTAGCTCTATCAGCTTCACTCTTAGCTCTATCAGCTTCACTCTCAGCTCTATCAGCCTCTTGCGTAGATTTAATCTCAGAAGCCTTAGAGGCGTTCTCAGAAGCCTTAGAAGCCACCTCAGAGGCTTCTGCGTTGGCTTCAGATACCTTAGCATTACCTGCACTCGTAGATGCGCTAGAAGCACTGTTTTGAGCCGATTGAGCACTACTCTTAGCATCTGCCGCCTGAGCCGTAGCATTTTTCTCTGCTTCCTTAGCCTTAGTCCCTGCATCACTTGCTACCGTAGCACTACTAGATGAGCTATTTGCATAGTACTTAGACGAGTATTCAGAACCATCGACAGTATCATCTAGCTTGATTGCCCAATCCTTAGCTAAAGAAGCACTATCGGAAGCGCTAATCTCAGAAGCCTTAGAGGCGTTCTCAGAGTCCTTAGAAGCCACCTCAGAGGCTTTTGCATTGTCTTCAGATACCTTAGCGGCATCTCTAGCTTTCTCCGCATTTAGCCTAGCCTGATAGACACCTTCTACATCTTTTTTGTAGTACTCAAGGTTAACAGCATCGTTGTCCTTAATAGGAGTCCCTACATTAATGATGCGGTGTCCCTTAGCATCCCAATTGCCCTCTTTGTCACCAATAATGGCGTCATTGATGGCATCTCTACCTTCTTCAGCGATATGAAATGCCTGCATCTGAGACGTATCCAAGTCAGTAGCCTTAAGAATGGAGGCATCCTTAAAGGTGACTACTCGTTCAGTAGCTGAGGTATGTCTTCGGATTGTTAAGGATTCTCCTGATGCAGGAGCTACCTTAAGTCTAATTGTAGTTTTATCTAGGAAGTAATAGTCACTGCCGGTATCACCATAGTCACCCCCAGTAAGAGTAGTGCTAGGGTCTAATCGTACAGTAACGAAAGACTTCTTTAGATAATCAAAGGGAATGGTGAAGTCTGTTCTTGTACCGTCCCCTTCGTAAATGATAATAGTGGAAGCCATTATTGGTTGTCTGTAATAAAGTTAATCATTGTTTGCTGTAGATAGGGAGCATTTGGAGTAATAGCTTTAATGCTCCTTCCAAAGCTCTTAGCAATCCTCTCACGTTCTCTGTTAGTGTAGAGTGATTTGTTCATGAACTTAGTCTCTGCAAGGTTTCTAGCGTCTGCCTGAAGGTTCCATAGTCCACTAATGGTGCCATAAGCAGGAAGCAATTGCCTAGCCCACTCATCTAAATCAAAGTGCTTAGCAAAGTCCTTTCTATTGACGTCCTCAAAGGTAGTCGTAGATTTAATGCCTGTATTGACCCCTGCCATATTAGCAATTAGAGCAGGCATAGCAAAGACACTAGATCTCATGATACCGTTAAGGCCCACCATAGCTAACTCTTTAGCACCCATCTTATTCCAAGAATCAACCCCTAAAGAATACTTAAGGTAATTCTTGCGTTGCTCATCGTTCATACCAGACATAGCTAAACAAGACTGACCAATGTAACCTGCAGTACCTAAAGCACCTGACAGAGCAACCGTAAGGAACTGCCCTAATGCATCCCCTTCAGCGGCTCTTAGGGCACTCTTTGCTAACCTCTTGTTGTACGAACGAATAGCAAAAGATTTGAACTGAGTAAGAAGGTTCATCCAAGGAGACTTTTGATTGCCTCTCCATAGGAAGGTATCTGTTAAGTTATCTCTTTGGATAACCTCACTAGCTACGTAGTCCCCAAGTCTTCTGAGGGTCATGAGATTATTCATATCCCTTTCGATCAAATCAAAGTATTCCTGATCTTTGATCTTAATGCCCCCCTCAGGGGTAACTTCAGTAGAGTTCTTAAGAGCCTTCACTAAGTTAGAGAATCTTTTATCTGCCTTAAGACCTAATCGGTTCAACACAGAATCACTAAGGAACATACCTCTCTTACCTCCTTCATGAGCATACCTCACAAGGTCTCCTAAGAAGTCCCCCCGTGCAGTGCTCACAATAGAGTTCTGAGAGTGTGCTAGATATCTTGTGAAAGGAGAGTTACCAGCGGCATATGCAGTACATGCAACAACCTTAGCCATCCCTACATGCAGAGGGTCAGTCTTGTTTCGGGTGTATCTTTCAATATTTCTATTGTTGATTTCTCTCCAAGTCTGTCGTCTCTGTAGTTCATTGCCAAACACCTGATTGAGGATAGCGTGCCTATCATCGGCAGTGTAGACACCCTTAGACCAATCTGCTAACTTACGTTCTACCCCGGGAATACTCTTGATAATGAAAGAAGCCCCAAATCCTTTAATAGCTTCAGCAGTCTCAAAGTGATTCAAGAAACCCATAAAGGCATTCTTAGTGAAGAACGTAAGGTTCCTAGCAACATCATAGAATGCAGATGCTACAGTGTCCCCCTCATTAGGGTCTCTCATAGAGCGGCCATAGTAATCAGCAAAGTATGCCCTTAGTGCCTCTGTCTGCTCATTCTTAGTCTTTAGGTTAATCTCAGATTTACCTAGGTCATTCAAAAGATCATCAAAGTATCTTTCAGCATCCTTGTAGCTAGTGACTCCGAACACTTTATTAAGACCTAAATCCCCTGAGACCCTTAAGGTATACCCTTGCATAGTATCAAAGGAATCAGCCTGTAGTTTGTCTACAGAGAAACCATCAGTGTCCTCAATAGTGAACTTCCAAGGCAATCTGCTCTTTTGATAGTTATAACTAAAGCCCCCATCAGCATCATTAAGGAAGCCTTTGCGGATCCCCTCGCCTTGATCAAGATGACCTAAGGCATCACTATTGGCTTCTTTAGTTACCCATTCTTCAAACGTAGGAACACTCTTAGGAACTTTATTAGGGGCATCCTCTGCAAGCTTCTCTGCAGGTTTGACAATAGTATCATCATAAATCTTTTGGAACTGCTTAAGAACTTTAGGATCATCAAGAGACCGCAACAAGAGATTAGCAATCTTCTCTTTAGCAAGCTTGATGTTGCCTAATCTTGAGGCTGAACCAAAGGAATCAACAAAGTCTGCAGCCTTTTTAAAGGAGACAATGTGAGGGAAGTAGTCTTCGACACCTTTAATCATCTTGCCGTTGACAAGAGCACCTCCATAGAAATTATAGAATCCTTGGTACTCTTTAACAGCATTCTGAAAGTTCTTTGAGGAATCTAAAGGTGTTTCAATGCCTTCAACCTTTTGTTTAATCAGGTGGTCAAGGTCTTCATAAGAGTACTGATTGTTGTACTCATTGAATAACTTTTGACGATAATCAAAGTACGAATCGCTGTACTCTCTGCCTTTGTCTCTATAGAAATTTCTATATTCCTCTGCAGTGAACTTATCAGTGCTGAACTGCTGACCTGTAGATCTGTCGCCTCGCTCAGATTTACCTAAGCGATCCCAAACGTTCTCCTTAAATACCTTAGACCCTAATGTATCCGGTAGTTTGTCTATAGCACCTTGAACAGTGATTGATGGAAGCTTTGATTCAATCTTAGTGAGAAGATCATTAATGATACCTTTAGGGGTCTCCTTAGTGATTGCCTCCTCACCCTTCTCAGCAAAGTTCTTTACTTGAATTGTGGCACGTCTCGAAACATCCCCAAGAGGTTCACCAATGCCTTTCTTAGCTCCCCCTAAGAGCTTAGCAGCTCCTTCTATAGTGCCCCCAAAGGCCATCCCGATTCCGAAGTCCATGAAAGCACTGTTGTCATCCCCCATAGACCAATTATCAAGCTGACCTGAGACTGCCCCAGAGACTGCCCCTAGTCCAACTCTAGCAACTAAAGAACCTCCCCCTACAGGTGTATATGACAAAGGATCACCTGCCATAGAACCTGCACCTGACAATAGGTTATTCCATATGGAGGCATAAGACTGCTTCTTACGATAGTCATCTACCTCCTTCATGAGTGCTACATTCAAGTCAAACTGTGCTTTGTTCTGAGCACCCCAAAGAGCACTATTGTATCTATCTAGGTTATAATCAAACAACTCTAATATAGAGGTACGCTCGGCATCTGTAGGAGTATATGCAGGGGGACTAAAGAAATCATAGTTACCCCCAAGATACTTTTGGACTTCTTTAGGTGCCCATGTATTCCAAAAGCCCCCTACAAAGCCTACATCAGTATCAGCTTCCTCTTCTTTTATCTTTTGTTCTTCCTGTTGATGGGCATTGAATTCAGCCTTTTGATACTCAGTAAAAGTGCTTACTTGATCAACACCTGACAAGGAATTCAAAGCTTTATCTGAAGAGGAGACAAAAGGGTTTCTAGTGGTTACTTCGTTGTCTGCCATGTATCAATACCTTCAGTTCTCTCATTCCACTTTCGATTAGCCTCATGAGCCTTAATAATCCACTGCTGTCCATAAGTCTTAGCAGGATTCTTAGCACGTTCATCAATGTAACTCTTGTAGCTGTCATTAATGAACTTATTGTCTACTCTAAACTTAACACGGCCATTAGTGATATCATAGACGTCTAAGGTATCTGTCTGAGGGTTATACCCAACAATAACGTCCTTATCAACAGTCCATTTGTTCTTCTCAAAGGCTGCCTCAAGTAACTTTTCAGTGTACTCCTGAACATCACTAAAGGAAGCGTTAGGGACACTAAAGAGACTATTGGGAATATAGGAGCCCATTAGTTTGACATTAGATTCTTCCATATCCTTCTTAGCTTTGTCTATAGCATCGCCAATATCTTCATTGAAGTATGAGTAGCTTAAAGCTTTGTTCAATGCTACAGTCTTAGAGTACTTATCATTGAACGAGATATCAAGATCATTAGAGATATTATCCTGCATAGCCTGAATGGTATGCCTTCCATCAGCCGTAGAAGATAACTCTTGATATCTTGAGGCAGCCCTAATGCAGTCCTCATAGGAGGAACCTGTTGAGATGCTATTCACTAAGGCTCTAACTAAGTTCTGCTCATAAGGTTTCATATCTCCGAAAGCTAACTCAAAGCTATCTGGGTGAGCCTTATAGAGAGACAGAACCATATCTAACTGTTGGGGAGCTTTTACATTAGCTACCTTAGATTCAGTTAACTTACGAACATCCCCAGTGAGGACACTCATCACTTTCTTAGCTTCTGCACTAAGATAAGCCTTAGCAGGATTATAGCCACCTGATGGGTTTGAAGCAATCTTAAAGATATCCTCAGTAGTGTAGGCACCTGATTCAACATTACTAGCAAAGATCTTATCTATGTCTTTACTAGACAAATCAAGGATATCAGGTTTATAGACAACCCCGCCAGTCTTCAGGGCATCTAAATAAAGGTTAACGTTCTGTAAGTTAGCGGCATCTTTAGCTTGCCTTTCGGCATCCCTATTAGCCTGAGCAACCAATCTAGCAGCCTGATCTCTTGCTCTTTGGCCTGCCTGAATAAGCCACTTATAGCGGTCACTAAGGGCACCCCCAGAACTCTGAGCTTCCCATTGAGCCATCTCATCGATAGTCTGATAGTTACCCTCATTAACGAATGCTTCTACTCGTCTATGGTCTTCACCCCAGACTTCAGCATCTCTAGTCCACATAGTGGCTCTAGCTTGTGCCTTAGCTTTGCCCCAAGCAAGCTCACCCATGATGTTCTTAAGACTCTCCCCTTTCTTAGCATAGGGAGGAGTGTAGTCACCCAACTGTTCGAGCAACTGAACACCATCGGATCTGCTAGCCACCATAGTGAGCATGTTGTCAATGAGCTTCTTCTGCTGATCAGGTGTATAGTGAACACCTACAGTATCGTAGATCTGATCAAAGACACCTACAATACTCTTAAAGTTAGCATTAGGATCATTAACGATAGCACTAAAGTTAGCTGATTCTGCTAAGATAGATGCCTGAGTTTTCTCATTGTTGTCTACTGCCTGAGCTTTAGCAATGAACCCTACACGACCCTGAGGAGAAGTCTCATAGAAGCCCCTGCGGAAGTACTCATCAGAATCATCGTACCCAAAGGCTTCCAACATATCACTCTTAGATTCTTGGAAGTATCTAAAAGCCTCAGCATCAATCTGCTCAGGAGACATATCCTTAAGCAGATTCTTGTCGATAACCTCTCTCTCAAAGTCCTGCTTAGCAATGGAGTAAGCCATCTTGCCATGCATGTACTTGAGACGAGACATAGCAATAGGGTCATCTTGGAATGGCACTGCATGATCCTGAATATCTCTTTGGTATTCCTCAAGAGAATGCTGTTGCAGGTACTCATCAACAAGCTTATTCTTTCTATCAGTCTCAGATTTAAAGTAGTCCTCAGTAGCTCTACCGATACCCTTAAAGGCATGCATTAATGATTCAGCCCAGTTGCGTTCCTCAGGCTGAACAGACTTCTCAGGGATATTTAAAGAAGCACCCTTATATTCCCCTAGCTTAGCTAAGCCAGAATTGAAGTACCTCCAAGTCCCCATCTCGTTAGCAATGGATGAAGTACCTGCTGTATTCTTATAAGCCATTAGTAGTAATAACCTCCATAGGAACCTCGTCTACCTCCATTGAATCCTTGGTTCAGTGCTCCTGTAGCATTCTGCAGATAATCCAAGAAATTAAACATACCTGCATTGTTAGTTCTCATTGTGCTATAGTTAGCCATGAAGTTGCTCATAAAGCTACCTCCAGTACCGGCCGTAGATGCGGAAGTAGTGACACCTGCTGTAGAGGTACCTAAAGCACTGGCACCTGCGGCACCTGAGAGACCCGCAGAGCCCCCAACACTAGAGGTACCTGCAAGTACTGTCTCTCCGCCTACAGTGCCTGCAATAGAACCACCGGTACCACCTGCGGCTCCACCTGCGGCACCCGCAAGGGCACTGCCTGCACCTGCAGTGAACGCACCAATAGCTGCACCTTTAGCAGTCGTATCAAGGAATTCCATAAGATAACTAATGCCACCCTTATATTGGCTCTTGAGTTGATCTCTGGCTTGTTCTACAGAATTCTTCATTTGGACATACAGGGCATCCTTCTGAGATCTAATGTTAGTTACATCGGTCTCATAGGCATCCTTAAGAGCAGTCTTTTGTCGCAACACTGCACCTGAAATGGATCTTTTGATTTGTCCTGCAGTTCGCCCTTCGTAACCTGTCTCAGCTAGAGAAGCTTCAACTGTAGCGTTATTCTGCAAGGCGTTATAAGACAACTGAAATAAGTTGCTCACAGCATTATCATAGGCACTCTGCTCTTGTCTAGTCAATTGGTTCTGATTCCAATTGTAGTTCATCTGAGCATAGTACATCTGTTTCTTGAATGCTTTAGTGAGAGATCTGTTGTACTTTGATTTCTGCCACAGGGAACTGCCACCACCTGCAACTGCACCGATTACTGCGCCTGCAGCAATTATTCCTGACATAGTTCCTCTCTATTGTTAGTCAATAACTGCCACTCATCAGTAAACTCTTTCTCTGCTTCCTCTACAGTAGAAGCGTTACTAGCAAAGAACATTGTAATGTAGGTGTCCTCAAAGGCACTAAAGACTTGCCTACGGCCATCCATACCTTTCAATACAGAATAGCCAGAGATCTCCTCTAGGTGATCCCCTACGACAACCTTACAGTACCCACTAACGATAACCACTGTAGGAATCTTAATGAAAGCACCTGCACCAATCTCACCCTTTCTCAATAGAATGGTTCTAACGTAACAGCCTGCCCATAGGAAGTGCTCTACTTCAATAGGTGCCTCAGGCAGAGACAGAGTAGCCATAACAAGACCTTTACCAATCTCTTGCTCCATCGGTGACATACTAGACAAAGCCTTACTCATGGCTTTCTTAAGAGTTAATCCCTTTCTCACGTCTGACTATTCCTCCGAATGTAATATCCTTCCCAACCACCAGAGATAAGGTTCACAGGTAAAGGATTATCTGAAGTAACTGTAATCTTAACCTCAGTACTATTGTCCTGCACAGGGAATTTAAACTTACCTGTTGCTACTCTATAGGATCCTAAGACTAATGGAGATTCACTTAAGACCTTAGATGTACAAGTGTACTTGAAGTGCTTATTCTTTACTTCGTTGTCTACAGACACATCAAAGGTACCAGAGTTACTATAGTTAAACCAATAGTATCTCAGTTGTAATCTACCTTCATCTTCAGAGATTATAGCACCATCCGAAGTAGTTTTCTTAATCGCTGGTCTAGACAATACAACATCAAATTCATATTGCCTGCCTACGAAGTAAGTCATGCCTCTGAGATCCCCAGTAACCTTAAAGACACCATTATCATCCCAAGAGGATACCTGATGATAGTAGCCATCAGTACCAACTAGACAATACGTAGCTGAGCCAATCTTAGGAACAGCACCATAGACATCCTTTAGGGAGACCTCGGTATAGTCATTGTAGGCACTGTACTTATTAGTACCAGGGATGACATAGCGTACCTTACGATCCATAAAGTATCTTACAGGCTCATCAGAGAAGTCTACTGCCTGACCTGTAAGCATGCTCTTCTCTAAGAACAGTCCGCCATCAGTGTTAATAAGGAAGTAGATTTCAGAGCCTACGAACTCTGCAAGTAAGACCTGAGTACCTTCATATCTGAAAGTCCACTTACACCAAGACTGTTGCATACTCTGAGAATTCTGAATGATGTACTTAAAGATCCATACAGTGTTAGGATGAGTACGTGAACACAGTGTGATTACATTGTCTGAAGTATTACCAGAGAGCCTAAAGATACCCCTAGGAATGTACGTAGGAACATGTGCAGAGACATCTTCAGCATCCTTAAGATCAGCTACGTCCTGTACCGTATAGTATCTCATGAGAGAGCAATAGTTAACTCTGTTAGAGATAAAGAAAATACTTTGTCCTACACCTAAAGGCTGAGCATCATCACTGTAATCAAAGGAAGTGATTTGATCAACCTTAGCACTCTTAGGGGTCATTACGCCATCGCTAGAGAGAACAAATTGTCCCTCTCTAGAGAACAACATTAGTTCACGACTAAAGGGAACTGCATGTGTCAGAATGCATACTTTGTTTGAAGATACAGCAAGGTCAATTGGATCAGTATCAGCAATAGTAGCTGCGGATCTAAACCAGAAATTAAAGAAGTCAGCAGAAGCACTGAGGATAACATTTTCACCACTAATGAACCCTAAGCGATTTCTGTAGAAGAACATATCATTTAAGGTCTCTCCTACGAAGCTAGGCTCAGGATTGCTGTCCTCATCACCTACTGCTCTATCAGTCCATGTAAGTCTCTTGAAGTGGAAGCTCCCATCAGATTCTCTTACGAGAGCATGAGGCATACTAGAGTAATCAAATTGGTACTTAATGTTGGGGGCTGCACACTCTAACCAAGCATTCTTACCTTCATTGTAGTTAACGTAGTAGTCATCATCAGCAGAATTAGATTCACCCTTAATGCGCATGATGTAACCATCAGGAGCAGCAGGGGGAAGCTTAGAGACACTGTTAACGTAACCCTTCAACACATATGCATTGGTGTTGCCAAAGCCATCCTTAACGACAACATTAGGCATATTCCAACTAGACTTAGCTTGGATGGAAACTACAGAATCACCAAAGACGGTGAAGTTGTAGTTACTAAAGTTGAATTTTGGATTCTTAGCGAACCCCATAGAGGCTCTGCCTCCAATCTGTCCTAATAGCCAATCATAGGTAGTGGCTCCCGCATCAGCACCCTGAGAACCTGTAGCTAAGTCTACAAGTTTCTCTGCAATGTACGCAGAGGTAGTCTGTACAGCCTGATTAGCTGAACCACCATCAGGTGTAATGACACCACACATAAAGGTACTGCCCATAAAGAGAGCATAGGTCTTAGCATAGGAGGCATTCTTAATGTACGCTAGTGCAGTGTCCTGACCCTTACGAGGGGTAGTAGCACTAGACATACCAATAGTTTTACTGCGATTCAGAATGAACGTATAGTCGGCAACAGTGACTGCTCTAAATTCATCATTAGCGTCCGTGACATTAAGATAACTAGCATCATTGTCAATAACAACTTTCTTTTCAGTTCCATCAAAATCCCATACCTTTAGAGACCCGCTGGACATACCTAAGATATACTGTTCATTCTCATCTCTGTTGATCACATGATACTTAGTAGTGAGTGGGTCTACTTTGTCTCCAAGTCTCTTAATGTGAATCGTAGGAGGTCTCTTTTGCAGGCCATCGACTTCACTAGAGAAACCATTGATCTGTTCCTCTACCTGATCAGCAAACCTAATGATATCCGGTTGCTGAGATACACCACCCTTGTAGGATACCGTTGATTGTGATACTAATGGCATCCCTATTAACTCCTCTGGATATACTGAGAGATATATTGGTCATCATTGAGGATATTATAGTTACCCGTAGTTAGATCATAGTCAATGATATCTGCATAGGCACTAGATTCCTCAGTCATCAAATGATTGTTCAGTTCATCTGAAGTAAGATATCTCATCTGGAAGATTCTAGCCGCACGACAAGTAATGAACTTACGGAATACCTCAGGTAACTCCTCAAAGTCTAATCCTCTAACCAGAGTATCTAAAGTCAAACCCTCAGGGAACTCATTGGTCTGCGAAAGAATGTCGAAAAAATAGCCGGATCGTCTGATCAACTTATAACCACTGCTGACAAACCTAAGATAATTATTAGGGCAGGGAACTAAGTTAGTATCAGCGTCCGGCAATAAAGCTACTGAACCTTCAATATTAAAGTCCCATCCTCTTGATTGAATCTCTTTAGAGACACTATCGAGAATCCTCACTGCATTCAGAACGTCTACATTCAGTTCATCTTCAAGTGAGTTGACAGGACTAGAGCCTACAGCAGATAAAATCTCATTCACTGCATCTAGTTTGTTAGAAGGAGTGACAATCATAATTTATCCTTTGTAGTAGTATTTTTATAGTTGTTATTATGTATTATTTGGGAGCTGCAGGGATCTTAGGCTTCCTAGAGACTACCTTAGGTTTGACTTCAGTTGGGGCTTTAATCAAACCTAATTTAATCTTTTCTTCTACAGTCAAACGGGAGCCTTTCTTAGAACCCCCGTTGACATAGAAATAGGAATCCTTAATGTCGGATTCCGAGTACATTATGCACCAACCTGAGCAGTCTTAACGAAGAGACCCACGGCTTCAGGACGAAGACCACCGTGACCCACAGCCATCTTAGCGATGACCTGATCAGCCTGATATTCAGCTCTGCGAGCACGTTCCATAGCAAGATCCTTCAGCTTAAGGGCACCCACAGCGGAACGATGGAAGGCGATACCCTGAAGGACAGCCGTAGAGATCTGATCCTTAAGAGCGTGCTTACCATCAACACCCTTGTTCAAGAAGTTCGGGGTTTCAACAATCTGGAAACCACAGACATTCTGGAGCTTGCCCGTATTCGGATCAAAGATAGCAGCAAAGTTAGCAGCATCCGGCATAAGGGCACGGCAGATAGCCGAATAACCTTCGGGGGAGACAAGGAAATAACGGTCACCTGCCGGAACCCAATTCTTCGTAAACTGAGCACGGGCCTCAATAAGACCCTGCAGGAGGATGTTGCCATACGCCGCAGTCGTAGCTTCATCTTCACCCGTGACATACTCAAATGCCTTACCCGTACCGGGGTTCTCAAGAGCGGCATTATCAGGGATGTTCTCAGGCATGTCATCAGCACCCTTAGCACCCGTATTGGCAAGCTCATTGATAGAAGCACAGTCGAAAGCCTGAGCAAGAGCTTCACCAAGCTGCTTAGAGTATTCCGTACGGACATCATAGTGATTCATTGCATCATCAATGTCCGTAATAAGGGCATCAGCAGTCAGGAGACCATCAATAGCAATCACTCGCTCCGTGTTCTCCATCTTCTTGCGCTGATCATCCAAGGAGTTACCCGGGGTAAGATACTTGGCGTGGGTACGACCCATGACAGCGAAGCTAGCAGAACGACCGTGCGGAATAGTACGAACAATCTGTTTGTCCATCATGACAGACGTTCTCGTGAAAGCCGTAAGGACTTCACCAGAGAAGATCTTCATGAACAGCGCATCACGATCACCAGCGCTCAGGTTCTGACCAGGATTAGAAATAGAATTAGCGGTTAACGCAGCCATTTTATTATATTCTTATTGTAGTTATATTATTGTTATTAGGAAATGTTTTATTATGGGTACGTTACAACTGAGTATAGTACATCTTCATTTCGATAGCTCTAGTGTAACTGGGGTCAGCACCATAGCGGGGGTCACTCATAGCCTCCACTACTTCCTGCTTACTTGAGAAGCCCTTATAGCCACCCGTAGTAACCCCACCACCCATAATAGTAGGATTACGTGTTCCTTGCTTAGCAACCATCTTAGCTTTCATACCCTCAAACATCAGGGTTACAGCTTCAAGATTGTTGTTGTCAATAGCTCGATTAAAGGAACTCAGAACCTTATTAGAGAGGTTTCCTTGTGCCCACTCAATAACCTTGTTGTACGCCTGTTCTCCACCTGCTGAATTATAGACAGCATTGGTGAACTCACTCTCAAGGTTCTGTCGTGATTCAATGAAACCCTCAATGACCTCTGCAGGATACCCTGCCTGAGCAAGGTCAGCCATAGTCTTACTAGACAAGGCACCGTACTCATTGTATTCCTTAATGGCCTGATTGAAGTCCACACCTTTAGCCTTAAGATCCTTACCAAGGGCATCTAAGGTTTTCGTGTGCTTATCAATCTTTACATTAAGGTCACCCTCAGGTTCTGCCTGAGGTTCACCCTGCGGTTCACCCTCAGGCTCGCCTTCAGGAGCTGGAGCAATCTCACCGCCTTCCTTAAGCATTCCTGAGGTATCATCACCATCAAGGCTAAGCTGCTGAGTACCTGAGATCATAATGTCAACACCATTGTCGACACTAAGACCATCACTATTCAAATTTGTTGTTTCTTCGCTCACCTGTTACACCCCCTGTTCCTGTTGAGCTTTGTTGTTATCTACTGCCATCTGAGCCTGAGCATCAACACCCTGCTGAGCGGCATACTGTTCCATCATTGCCTGTTGTTCCTGAGCAACCTGTTCAGGAGACTTAACGAGACCTGTAGCATCAATCTGAGCACTCGTGAAGATACGCATAGCTAAGTTCTGCTGATTGATCATTTGCATGATATCAGGGAACTGAGCAAGTACCTGAAGTGCCTGAGACAAGTTAGCAAAGTCATGACCACGACCCAAGGCATCAACACCGGTGATGACTGTAGGTTCAATGGTAGCAAACTGCTCAGAGATAGTCGGAAGACTGCCATTAGACTGCATCTGATTAAAGATACAGGCAACTAAAGGCAACTGAAGTTCCTGAGACAGGAGACTATAGACGCCCCCTAAGGTATCCTCAAGTTCCTGAGCAATGTATCTGATCTCCTCTGCTGTTCTTTTGTATTGTGGGGGCTCGCTACACCCCGCCTATGTATTGCTACATAGAATAGACTATATCTTTCCTAAAGGATTCTATGTTTCGAGTACGCTTGTACCCTACGGCTTTCGCCTAGTCGTTACACTTATTTAAACTACTGTGACCTGTCACCCTAGCCCAACTTCTTCCTTGCCAAATACTTCGCACGCTGTTTAAATTAAGCTTATAGAACCTATAGCGATTAACAAACTGCTTAGGAGTAAGGCCAGAATCTCTGAATGAATAAATCCACTTAGCTTCTTCTTCAGTAAGCTTAGAGGTTCCAATCATTTCCCCGTGTTGCCTCATGTGCAAACCTGTATCCCAACAATGCCGTACGTTCTGCTTAGCTGTACACCATTCAAGGTTACTAGCCGCATTGTTGTAACGGTTGCCATCAATATGGTTAACTTGGGGAAGATTCTCAGGATTAGGAATAAAAATTTGAGCTACTAATCTATGAAGAGGAAGAAACTTTCCTACTTCATCCGTGCCTAAGTGAATCTTAACATATCTATTGTTCTTTGTAATAGATGTGCCACGAATCCACTTGCCATTAGTATCATTATGAACCCTGCCATCTTCATAAATAGTATATTGGTGGATGCAGGAGAAGGGTAAATAGTCATTTAGTTTAGCATTTCTCATAGAGTTAAACGCCTGATAAGCTCGGTATTGTCCCCAAGGGAGTTCCACCGAATTAATAGAATTTATACAGAGCTAGTATGTCAACCCTGTCACGAGTGATTTGAGCAGTAGTACTAGACAACATGAAGCAATAAGACAATCTCTGTTCGATACCCTGAGATACCGCATAGCATCCCTGAAGGTCAGTCTGTTTGTTTGTCTGCATTGCAACAATATCGTCCTGTCGTCCTCTAACGAAAGCACCATTCTCAGCTTTAGTAAGAGCTTTGATATTGGTCTGACAAGAGGGAGACACAAGGTACAATACCTTAGCACAAATCATAGCCATATCGTTAATGGCATGCTGAAGGTTCTCTAAAGAGATCAAGTCACCTAGGTAGTCTTCAACAAAAGATCGACCATAGGATTCCCCATCTTTCTTAGTGAATCTCACAGGGATCCAAGGGCATTTACCATAGGGATATGTCTGTTCTGATCCGGGGATAATAGTGTTATTAACTTCCTGATAGGATTCCCAAGTAGATGCCTCTAGTGTATCCCCACGGACAAGATAAGTATGAGTGTAGATGTTAACCTTCTCAGACTTATTAACCTCATTACCAGCGTTGCCTAAGAGACCTAAGATACTCGGAGGGATAGTCCCCTGAGCTAAAGTATCCCTAGCGACAATCTGAAGGACATTACCGATAGCATCTCTCTCAACTACATAGTTTCTGAGAGTGTAGCACTTCATGCCCCCCTCTAGAGGAGGCAAGAACAGCAAAGCATTACCAGCAATAAGCAACTGTTTGATGCACTCAAAGAGCGTAGGTCTAAGACCGTTGTGCTCCATATACTTCACCATAGCAGCCTCCATCATGGACAAGCCGTACTCTATGGTATCCTTAACCTGATCATTGCCAGATGCCTGCAGTGCCTCATTAGATGCAGTATCTAACCCAAGTCTGAAGAAAGGCTGACCCGGGGGAAGCAAAGATAACAACAACTTAGATGCTAAATTATTGAGACCTCTAGCCCCAATAGAGTTATAAGGTGTCGTATAGGCAGTGCCACCATCATCAGATTCCTTAGGGAACAACTGAGGGATAGTATAGGTAGCATTCTTCTCTGCTCTCTGGGTATACTGATCTCTGTCCGTAGACAGTCTTTCGTATACCTTTTGTGCACCTTCAGCAGTTTGATTATCTAGTTTAGTTTCTGCCATTTATCATGTCACACGATATTACGTCCCGTACCACCGGCACCACTGATGTTCACCTTAAGGCTACTCTTACGTTTCTTAGAGGTTGTTGACTGGGTGGTAGTAGAGACACCCTTAGATCCCTTAGAGGAATCATAGGTCTCATTAGCACCCGCACCGCCACTGTTCATGATACTCTCACCAACCTGAGGGTTACTAGAGGGGGTAGCTGCAGTAGTAGCCTTAGTGTCATCGTAACCCTCAGTACCTACAGAAGTATCTACAGTGGGCGCAGTCTCAGTGACCTTTTCATTTTTATTAACAGGAGCAATCTTACCGGTAGATGTTTTCTTACCACCTCTTGACTTACCGAAATGATGATTACGATCCTGCCAAGATGAATCTCCACGTCCCATTAGACAATATTCCTTCCGCTAGAGGTACCTGCCATGTTAACCTTAAGAGACTTCTTGCCTCTCTTCTTACCCTTAGCCAACTGTTGCTTCTCTGATTCAGCTTCAGTAGTGTTAGACGTATCTGCATCAACACGGCCTAACTCAGGAGCAGGTACAACATCTTCCTGAGCTGTCTGACCAGAGTTACCACCGCCACCAATAAGGCCACCAGTGGAGACCTTAACTACTTTCTTAAAGGCTTTACTGATTGAGCCCATTAATATCCTCTTTACTTAAATAATAGCAATTATAAATTCGGAATCCTTTAGAGACATAACTATTCTTTAACATAGGAGCACACCAATCATTGACACTCCCAGTTTGAATATAGTCACACTCATCATTCTTTAGACAATCAATTAAATAATCAGACAATGCTCTAGCAATGCCTGCTCCTCTTTTAAAAGAGACAGTCCATTCTTCATTAAGGATTCTTTGCTTATTAGAATACCAAGGGTAACCATAGGATAACAAACAGCATCCCACTAGTTCATCTGCAGATTGACTATAGAAACCAATAATACGATAATCATATTGGTTATTATTCAATACTACACCTTTAACAAAAGACCTAATATAGTCTTTATCTAAGTTTCTTATGAAGGATAAATTATTAGGATTATCTATAATAGATTCCATACATTTATCTAGAGCCTCCATAGCTGTCTTTAAGTCTACAATAGGTTTAACATAAAGTTTACCTATAGACCCCCTATAGTCCCCCATAGTATTCGTCATCCTTTTTTTAATTTTTTATATTACGTTAGTGCCTACACCCTTAGATTTATCTAAGGATACCTTAAGACCTTTCTTACCCTTTCTAGCTTTCTGCTCTTCAGTCTCCTGAGCACCTAGTTCAGGTTCCTGAGGTTCAACTACAGGGTTGTCTAAGGCCGGTGCCTGAACTTTCACTTCAGGTGTCTTAGGCTTGGAAAACAGTGAACCCATCTACTCCTCATTTACATGGTTCTGTTCATTGAACTTATTTTCAAGGAAGTCAAGTACATCCTGTACACCACCACAGTAATCAATGGTAGGCTTATAGCGGATCATCTTGCGTACATCAAAGATCTTCTGAAGTCCCTCCAACAAGTCTTTCGGGACAGCCGGAAAGTTATCGAAGAGGGGTTCATCAGGATCACTTTTAGTGGTATCTTTGATATCAATTTTCATAGATTCGTCTTTCACGATTATCTATCTCCTAGTGTGGTGAATTTATTATCAACTATCTGTCGTCTTAATAGGGACGATTTTATCAGGTGTCCAAAGGGTATCTTTAGTGTCCCCTTGACGAAGAATATAGGCCATTCTAGCTTGCAGCAGAGCATCATCTTCAGTAAGACCAGCTTTCTTGTAGGTATTAACTACAGTCTCCCATAGTTTCTCTTTAGGTACACCTTTAAGGATCCTCTCTGCTCTTACTGCTCCAATGCCGGGGCAACCTTTATAGCCATCAGCGGTGTCTCCTACTAGTGTCTGAAACATATGCCAATAGTTAGCTTTATCTTCATCAAGCCAATAGATTTGATCTTCATTAACCCTATAGAAATGAGTAGGTAATGTTTTGAAGTCTTTATCCATTGAGACAATTAAAGTGGTATTAGGAGTACTATTAATACCAATTACATCATCAGCCTCTAGTGATTCAATGAATTTAGATTCATAGTTATTCTTAATCCATTCAACCAAAGCATTATAACAAGTAGGCTTTCTTTTATCTTGTCTATTGCTTTTATAGTCAGGCATTAGATGCTTTCTAAAGTTGTCATTAGGATCACTAAAGACAAACACATTATCATTTAATGATACATTATGGTTAGTCTTTAGTGCACCTTTAATACCGCCCATTATCTCTTCAAATTGATCTATTGCATCATCCAAATAAGCATGACAAGTGTATAGACCATCTCCCCAATAGATATCCTTTTGGACAGCTGAAGAGGCTTTATAGGCCAATAGGTCTCCATCTATTAGCCCAATGTATTCTTTATTAGTAGCGCTCATAGGATGATGCAAGCTCAGTGCCAGAACGAGTAAGCAGCCATCGATTGCCTGCCTGTCGAATGTACTTATTGATTGACGTAATGTGACCTCGGGAGGCCATCTCAGCAATCATTCGTGCATTGAATCGACAATAGTCTGACTGAAGTTTAGGATGGACTTCACCAATGTAAGCAAGAGCACTGCAGTAGTTACTCATCTCAGCGTTACGCTTGTGAACAATAATCTCCCCAGTACTTTTCTCTTCAGTGTAGAAATACTTAGGCATCTTCATAGTTACCCTCCTCTTCAGTAGTCGTATCTGAAGTCACACTGTAACCGAGCTTCATAAGGAGGTCATGAATGATCTCTTCAGGAGTCCAATCCTTCCAAGTTTCAGGTTCCGGCTCATAGTTAAGCACAGTCTCACCATTAAGAGTGACTACAGCACCATAAGCAGGGACATTGCCATACTCATCATGCTTAACCTTCCACTTCCACATAATGTGAAGGTGATTAAGAGGTTCCTTAGGAGCCTTATAGTCACGCAGCAGTGCTGCCTTAGTTTCTTTAGTCATACCAGTGTTTTCCATAGTAGTAATTAATGAGTATCAGCCCAAGTACGGCCAATCTTTCCTTCTGTATCAAGTTGACATTTAAAATTAAAGAATGCCTGAGTTTGTCTCATTGATTCTTGAGCAATCCTACAGCAATCTTCAGCGATTTCCTTAGTGCGACAAGCAACGCCAATTTCATCATGACACCACACCTGCAGTGCAAAGTCACCATTCCAACCATGCCTATAGCCAGCCTTTCGCATGTTCTCCTCCCACAGGCATACCCATTTCTTACAAATAAGAGCACCTGCAGATTGCAATAGTGTATTCAATGCTGAGTGTTCAGAGCGTACGTAGATAACCCGTCTGTCCAAACCTAAGACACAATGAGTAATCTCAAGCTGAGGACTATCAGGGTGCCAACGCTTACGCCACTTCACTTTACGAGAACCCCCTACCCACTCTGATGAAGAGATAAGACTACTAGAGATATCATCCACTAGTTGCTTATAAGCAGGGATAGCTTTAAAGAACTTATCCTTAAGGATCTTACCTGCCCTAGCGTCTCCCCCTACGACCTCCCCAAGTTTAGCATCACCACCACCATAGAGGAGGCAGTAAATCATTGTTTTTGCTTGATTTCTTGTTGCAAGCCCCGCCATCTTTTGATTATGCGTATGGATATCCCCTGATAGGATTTCCTTTACATATGCCCCATTATCATAAGGATATAGGAAATGCCCGAGGCAGCGCAACTCAAGCCCAGAAGCATCAATACCAGCTTCATACCAACCTTTCGGAACAGTAAATAGCTCCCTGCATAGTCTCCCGTAGGGGGCTCTATTGGCAGGAACTTGAGCAACATTAGGATAACTATGAGTTGCACGCCCAGTGACAGCACCATTAGGGTTAACGGAACCATGAATACGCCATAGGTGATCATTAGGATCCTCCTTCATCAGCTTTAGCCACGCATTACTACCCTCAGCAAGCTGACCAATACGTTTGTTTAACATGAGAAGCTCTAGGATCTTGCTAGTCATAGGGATATCTTTAGCAGTCTTTAGAGTTTCTTCATCAACCTTAGGCAACCCCGTATCAGTCACCTCCTGAGGCTCCCATCCTTGTTCAATGAGAACCTTAGCAATCTGTTGTCGACTATTGGGATTAAAGGTTTCATAAACAGGATATTGTACTCCTGCTTTAATACCTTTCTTAGCGTTGTCTCTCTTGTAGGTCTTATAGCCAGTCAATAGAGGAGGGACACTCTCTTGCAGCTCTTTAGTCAACTCATCTCTGCGCCCTGCAAGTTCACTATAGAGAACTACAGCTTTATCTCTATCAAAGACAAAACCATTACGCTCCTGCTTAGCCATAACCCATGCAATATCATGCTCAAGCTGTACGGCCTCCCAAGGATACCCTTTGCCTAAGAGTTTATCAAAGAGCATCTTAGTGACAACTACGTCCTGTTTGCAATACTTAAGCATATCTTCTGAGAAGCTGTCCCAAGCCTCCTCCTGTTCCCCGTAGGTGCCCTTGAGCTCACGCATACGATAGCCATAGGCTTTCAATGAATGGGAACCAAAGAGCTCCTTAGGAAGCCTCCCAGAGCGAATTAAGCCCATATCGAGATCTTTAATGTTGCTCCAAACTAGACGAGAAAAGACAAGCGTATCGATAACACAATCCCTAGGATCAAACTTCAGGTCTCTACCTAAGAGCTTTTTAATAGCTGGAATATCGAACTTGCAACCATTATGATATACAAGCTTATATCCATCAGAGGCTTTTGTTTCTAAAAAAGAAACATATTCTGAAAAGTTAGTAAATGGAGTATATCCGTTAGTCTCACTATCGTATGCCCAAGAACACCAGAATTTTGTAAGAGTATCTAAAAGACCGTTTGTTTCTATATCAGTGACAAGGTACTTCATTTAAGCTCTCCTTTAAGATACTTATAAGCATTAAGAACAGTATCAGGGTTATCACCAAGTTTACCTATTGCAACATTACAATTCCAACACAGCAATCCTCTTACTACACCTGTTTTATGATCGTGATCTACACAGGCCGTTTTTGTTCTGTTAGTTGAAACTTCTTCAAAATGTCTTCCACATATAAGACACTTGCCATGCTGCTTTTCATATAATGCTTTATAAGAAGCTTCATCAAGACCATACTGTTTTAATGTATACTTTCTTGCTGAAACCCTGTGTCTTTCTTTTGAGCCTTCTCTTTTATAATACTCTTTTCCTTTTTTAGAGTGACATTCTTTGCACTCATTCCTATAACCATCTTTTGTATGATTATGTTTATAAAACTCTGTTATAGGTTTCTCTACACCACATATTCTGCACATTTTTGTAAGCATTTTCTATTTCTTAAATAGCTTTGCTAAAAAGATCCTACAGGAACATCAAAAGGAAAGCTACTGTAGTAGAGATCACCCACATAGCAATCACGTAGATCTTGAATACCAGAGAGCTTAGGTCTCTGTACGTAACAGAATTCTCATGCTCAGCGGCTAGAATCACAGGTGCTATAGGAAGCAACAGGATAAACCAAAAGCATGAGATGGCACGATCCGTAAGAGACATGTCCTTGTCGTAATACCAGAAAGTAAGTGGAGAGGTAAAATCTTTAAAACTCATTTACTTCATCCTCAAATGGGCAATCGTAGTCCTTTAGTCGGCCTGTTTCGGGATCATAATAGAGATAACCACCTATACCAGTCAAACCACTGAAACGATTCTTAAGTACTCTAATGGCCATGACATTAGGATTATCTCCCTGTTGATTCCTCTCTAGACCAATCACCATATCTGCAAGCTGAGCGATAGCACCGGAACCTCTAAGTTGACTTAAAGACACCTGAGCTCCTTCTTCGTGACCTTTCTTATCGGGGCGCTTAAGGTGACTAACGACATACATAGTACACCCTGTTTCTTCAACAAGGGATCTAAGGTTTGTCATTAGTTTGTCAATAGCTTTACGCTCCCCGCCATCGTCACTATTGTCCATACCAGAGACAACAATAGAGATATGGTCTAGGAAGATTCTATTGCATCCTAAAGCTACGATCATGTATCTAAGCTTACTAAGCAGATTCCCAGAATCAAGTGATCCAAAGTGATCATAGAGGAAGAACTTTCCGTTGCCAATCGTGGCATCAAAAGCACTCTTGAGTTCTTCTTTAGAAACACTATCGGGATCCACGCTGATAATGAGACGTCTATTAAGAAATATGGACATAAGTTCAAGTCCCGTCTTTGCCGTAGATTCCTCAAGAGCAACCACGCCACAAGTCTCGCCTTTAGAGACACCAAAGAAATATTCAAGCTCTCTGAGTAGAGTTGATTTGCCCATACCTGATCCTGAGGTGATGACATAAAGCTCACCGTGTCTAGCACCGTTTGTCTTGCTTTGGAGAGCTTGAAAAGGATAGGCCACACTGTCTTTAAGACTATCAAGACCTTCCACACACTTCTCATAGAGATCTTGACCTGAAACAATTCCATCAGGTCTGTAAGGCTTAGCGTTCCATATGGCCGATACAAGGTCACCTGATCTCCCAGCCTTAAGACACTCATTAGGATCCTTAAGAGGTAGATTAGCAATGTACGCTTTACCCAATGGGAGAACTTTTGCACAATCTTCACATGCCTTTCGTCCCGGATCATCCATATCGAACATCAGGATGATCTCTTCAAAGTTATTAAGGTACTCTAGGTTAGCCTCAATGGCTTTCCTAGCAGCCTGAGCACCATTAGGGATAGACACTACAGGCCACTTATTGCCTTGCACTTGAGACACACTAAGGGCATCTATCTCACCCTCAGTGATTACTAGTTTCTTACCGCTAGACCACAACTGAGAACCATAGAGGCACCCAGAGATCTTCCCTAGTATAGCAAAAGACTTATCAGGGAATCTAAGCTTTTGTCCTACAAGAGAACCCTTGTCATCATAGTAGCAAGCCACTTGACAAGGGTTACCCTTATACTCCCCCACGAAATACTTTAGCTTAGTACAAGTATCTTTAGTGATACCCCTAGCAGGCAAAGCAGAGATCTGTAGTTCCTCTAAAGGAATCATATTGGATGCTGACATCTTTACCCCCTTGGGTTTGTCCAAAGATCCATCAGGTCTAAAATAAGTGGTACAGCTATAGCAATACCTATGACCATCACTAAAAACAGCAAGAGCATCACTAGAACCACACTTAGGACAGGGCTCATGATGCAGAAAGGTCGATTCCATGATCTAGCATATAGCGTGCACTTTGGAAATCACGAAGATTATATTGAAATCCTGTATCAAAGCTGTATCGGCACTGATGTTCAAAAGGTGTCATATGCCCACTATCAATAAGCCGCTTAGCAAGAGTAAGATCCTTTAGGATATCCGGCTTAGACCCATCGTGATTAAGGTAAGACACTCGGGCACAACGTGCAGCAGAGATAAGTGTGAGAATCCGCAGATCATCGATAGCATCCATCTCATCAAAGTTCACATACGGAAGCGTACGCCCCCCGTGAGCATTGATATAAATGTAGGTGTTGCTAACGGCACTCATAGCCAGCTTGATAGCCTTAGCAAGATCCTGAATCTCTGGATCAGCATCAGGAGACAACCGGAGCTTAAAGAAGTTGTCCCACTCAGTAGCAGTGACAATAACTTTAATCTTAGTGAAGGGCTCAAGGATACGATTAATGTGCTGCTTATGAAACCCCTCTTTGATCATCTTATGGGCGACCTCGATAGCTTGGAGTTTAGCATCATCCCAATGTTTGCAGAAGCTATCATACTCATCATCACTCATAAGCTCCTTACCTTGCATGCCTCTGCAGTTCTTATAGACATGCAAAGGTTTCCAAGGTTCATTCAAGATATTCTGAATAGTTCGCTCTACAGGAACTGCACGTGAACTAGAGGCGTTCCGTGAATGCATTCGGTGTGTCATGAATTCACTATGGATGAAACGAGGATACTCCAATTCAAACGTATAGAGGTTATCCCAGCGTGCACGAATGATAGCTTTAGAGTTACCTACGCAATAGACCTTAGAGATAGGATCATCACTCATCTTCATCATCCTCCTCCTCATCAGCATCATCTTCAGAATCTAGGAATTCCTCATACTCATATTCCCACTTCTCTTTCTGATTGCTATGGAGTTCATCACGGTATGAATCTCCATCAGGATAATGCCAATCTGATTTACGTTCAATAGGTTCCATAATTATGGTTTCCTTTAGTGTTTACTATGGTATAGCTTTGGTAGGCGATAGGGGATTCGAACCCCTAAGGATTTCTCCGAGTTATTTTAAGTAACTTGTGTCTACCCGTTTCACCAATCGCCTTCTGAGTATTTGGCGCGACCAGAGGGACTCGAACCCCCATCGTACACTTTAGAGGAATGTAGTATTATCCAATTATACTATGGTCGCTGATATTTTATTCGCCAAAAAAGATAGTCACATAGAGCCGCATACTTCCTACAAGCAAAAAGAATAATAAAGTCCAACCAGCAAAAGCCCAAAGAATTTCAAGCAGAAACTCCCACACGGGAAATACCATCATTTTAGTTCTCCTTTGCTGTTAAGTTTAATGAATGCTTCTAGTCTTGTGTTGAGGTCTCTGAGTATTTCAAGGCTCTCTCTATGAAGTCCTGCACTTTCTGCGAGTAACTGTCTACACGCTTGGACTGACTTTGCATCAGCTCTTCCGGCATTCGTGATGATTGATCTATCGGTGATACGTAAGTTGTACTGCACCCTGTCAATCCGCTTGCCAAGAGAAGTGAGCTCAGCAGTAGTATCACTCGAATTCTTAAGTATGAGAGATATTGTTTCATCTTTCTTAGCTATGAGCTCCCGTTGCTTAACTTGATGCTGAGCCTGTATTTCTGCAAGCTTAGCTGTGTTCCTTAGGTCTTCAACCTTATACCCCGAGAGGGCACCTAAAGCAAAGACTACAAGCAATACCCAAGTTCTCATAAAGTGCCTCTCTCTAGTAATGGAGATTATATCATCTAACTCTCACGAGGTCGCCCTTAGTGAACTCTAGAGTACCATTAGCCTCTAAAAGATCAGCCTTAGACAACTTACATCCATCTAAGGAATGCTCATCTTCATAGACAATATAGAGAGCTCCTCGGCCATACCACGACTGAACATCAAAGCAAGGGCAGTCTTTAGCTACCCCGGGGAAATCTCTATGCCCTAAGACCTTAGCTTTAGGATACTTACTCTTAAGCCAGTCTAAAAGTTTCTTAAGAGATTCCTTTTGCTTCTCTGTAAAGTTGTCTACAGACTTACCGTTACGATCAGTCCCCCCAATAAGGCAAATGCCAACACTGTCATCATTATAACCCAGAACGTGACTGCCAATAGCTTCAAGGGGTCTGCCATTTTGAATAGTTCCATCCGTAAGAATGACAAAGTGATAGCCTATACCAAGCCATCCCTTTTGACGATGCATTTGATCAATAGTTTTCCAAGTGTACTCAGGCTTATTTTGAGTAGCGCTGCAGTGAACCACCAGATAATCCGTAGAACTGCGAGACTTGAACTTAACAAAGTTTCTATGGTAGTCAATCAGTGGTTCCTTAAAGGTAGTAGTCATTTATTAATTCTCTTGTTGTTATTGTTATTATTCTTGTTCTTCAAGATTCCCTCAGGGATATCTTTAGGTTTCTCTTTAAGCCATTCTTCGGGGATCAGCTTATCAGCAAACTTAATGCCGTTCTTGTTGCAGAAGCTAGCGTAAGTAGTAGACGATCCCTTATAAATGTACGTCTTACTTCTACTAAAGACAAACCGGATATCTAACTCAGGATGTTGCTCACGGATTAATAAATGCTTCTTCCTATCTTCAGCATCCCAGACACCCTTAGTTTCTATAATGATGCCATTAGGCAACACGAAATCAGGGGTATACTTGTGAGTACTCTGAGGAACGACATACTCTAAGTACTGTTCCTCATAGTGTGGCTCAATAGAAAAGGACTTGAGGAAGTCTGAATTCTTCTCCTCAAGTCCTGATCTGTAGGTACCCGCGTTGTGCCTTTTAGCTTTGCTGTATGCTGCACTGCGGGTGGTCATTAGATACCACCAAAGACGTACTTAAAGTAATAATTCTTAGGATCTCGCTTCTCTTCACTGCCCTTATCAAAGATAGGAGATCCATTAGCGTACTTGAAGGTAGGTTTAGCATCACTAAGCGAAAAGTACATGTAACCAATAAAGAGGCTACCATCTTGCACACTAGAGGCATCTACAGGAATACTTTCTGCATCTTCACAGTATTCCTTATAGACATCCTTATGCATCAGCATGACTGCAACAAAGTCACAATCGATATCTTGCAGCACATGATCAGGGAATTTAATGGTGCATGGGTTCCACTCATAGAGATCGAAAGTAGGTTCCTTTTGTTCCTCTTTAAGTTCCTCAATGTTAGTCTTAAGACCCTGCACAACATCCTGCATCGTAGCAAGAGTAAATTGAGCCTTATCAATGCGGTTCTCAAGTTCTTCCAAAGTAATCATCTTAGGTACTCCCTAGTTATTGTGATTAAAAGTCAGTGGCTCCAACAGCCTTGCGTGATTCTACTTCATCTTCATCGAGGCTGTCAAAAGGTGCTTCTTCCTTGAATGCCTCATAGCCTTCCTCTTCAGCAGAGAAGCCGTAGTCCTCTGCAGAGTTGCCACCAAACTCATTAAGCTTAATCACTTGGACTGCAACCGGTCGAAGGCTAAGGCCAACCTGCTTAGTTGACTGCATGAAGTAAGGTGCTGCAGTGAAGCTAAGACGAATCACTGAATCACGACCTACATTGACGTCAATAGGCTTGCCCTTAGAATCAAAATGAGCAATCTTGACGTTAGCTGTAGATCCATCCTTCTTTTTGATTACAGCATTCTGCTTAAACTTAAGGTAGACATTACCTTCTTCATCTTCAAAGTAAAGATCAGACTTATGGATCTTTTTCTTATTCATTGCATTAGCTTCAGAGACTTCCTCATCGAAAGCCTTGTCCTGAATAGCCTCAAGCTTCTCAATGAGTTTCTTAAGTTCATCAGTCATACCTTCGAAGCGCATAGTGACACTGAAGACACCTTCAGGATTGAACTTCATATCAGGCTCCTTCAGGTGAGGATACTGAGCAAAGCCCTTCGGAGTAGTGTAACGTTCGATCATTTTAAAATGGTTTCCTTATTTAATTAATTAAAAGGTTACTAGAGAGGTTCATTGGTTCTCTCTAGTAATGGAGATTTTATTATTGTTAGCAGAACGCATACATAGACTGTTTGACTACATCAAGATCTAATGTACCGTGCTTAGGAATCGGAGGCAACTCCTTAGCTTTCTTAGGAGACAACATATTCTCGACTTGATCATGAAGATCCTGCAGCACATCATTCTGTTTGTATGTTTCAGCAAAGACCTCACGGACAAGAGAGAACATCAAATCACCTTGACCTGCAGGGCAGCCATAGGAATCATGAATCATAGCGAACTGATGGATGCCAGCATCAACACAAGCGTCTACAGTCAGCATAAGGTGACTAGCGTCCATAGAGTGCACATAGTTAGGAGCGATACCCTGTTTCTGCTTACGAGAATCGATTTCCCCTAAGTCCTCAGAGACACTAATTTGAAAGGTCTCACCTTCAGTCTTAGCTTCATCAGGAGCACCCGATTCATCAGTTACATGGATAGTTCCGCTGCAGAAGGTCTTGAGTTTCTTTAGACGAACCTTAGGATACCTTTGACGAACCAAGAAACCACTTGGAGTTACCCATTGTGTAGGCAGGTTCTCACCATTGATATTCTTGTCAGTAGCAAGTAAACCTGAGGCAGTCTGTAGCCAGTCCATAGCTTCCCTAGCTTTAACGACAACCTCACCTAATGAATTCCAAATCTTGTCTGCCATATAGGTAGCAGCTTGTCGAGGCTTAGAGAATGCTAATGGGTGATGCTCTAGACAAGGGTAGATAGTATCTTCAAGAATCTGCTCAGTAAAGCCATATTTCTTTGCACCGTAAGAGAGTGTCATAGTTGGTCTCTTGGTTACCTTACGGGTAATTCCATAGGCCAGCCATTCCTTAGCAAGTGCCTTAGTGCCCTTGGAGACATACTCAGTGCCATCCTCAGCAGTCTTAAATTCATCTTCAGTACCCCCTTGAGCATCCTTTAGGAGAGCCTTCTTCACGTGCTCAGCAACAATGCCATAAATATCGTGAACCGTGTCATCGGGCACGAGGTTTACTGCAGTACCCCCAATTTCATCCTTTAACATAGCTGAGAAGTGCTGGATACCACTGCAGCTGCCATCGAATGCAACAGGAATATGAGACACATAATCTGTACCTTGTTCCATGAAATCAGCCCATTCAAAGCAAAACGCTAGGAACTCCCAAGGTGAATCTGTTTCAGTCCATTCAAGATATGTGAGAGGATCTTTAGCAGTCTTTAGGATAAGCTCAGTGTTCTCATAGACCCACGCAATGCGCTCCTCCAGTGGTTTCTTATCGAGACCATAGCAGTTAGCACCTTGAATGGCTAACCAAGCTACACCAGAGTCTCCTAAAGGTGCACCATCAGCAAACTCTAGCAAACTCTTGCAGAAATCAGTGCCTTGTGGATTCAGCAAAGGCAGCGGATAGACACGACCACGGAAATCAAGATTATGAGGAAAGTAGATACGTTCATAGTCTTTATAGATATCCGCAAGGGCAAGCTGAGCATTCACTGCATAACGCTTAGACTTACGCTTATTGTCACGCTGAAAGTAGATAACCATAGACTTACGCCATTCCTTCTGTACCTGAGGATCCTTGTCTGCTGCCTCAGGTCTAACTGGAGGTTCCTCAGGTTCCGCTAAAGGCATCTCAAGTCCCTCAGGGATATGCTTCCACTTAGAGATCTCCTGAGCTACCTTAAGTACCCTTTGATTGATCCTCCAAGGGGTCTCTTGGATGGCGTTAACAGCCTTGTAGACGTCAGGCATATCGAGATCTCCATAGAGATCCATAACAGTCTTTTCATTAAGACGAACTAAAGGAATAGGCCTCTTGAGATTGATGTAATAGCCGCCATTGATAGGATTACTCCAAGGCTTAGGAGGGATGACCATAGGACGATTCTTAAAGAGAAGATCAGCCATCTCCCTATCATTATGGGCAATGTACTGAACAATCTCAGGAGCAATCTCAAATCGATAGGAAAGCTTGATACCTTGGGAGTACCTAGAGATCTTCCCTAGACCGGTAGACACAATAAAGATATCGATCAACTTCATACCTAGATTGCAGCGAACAGAATCAGTCCATTTCTCCCACTTCTCTTTACGTTCCTCATCAGCTAACCATTTATCTTTGGCGTTAACAAAGGCAGTCTTAAAAGACATACCTATACGTTTGTTGAGGTTGACCTGAAAGTAGGAACGTTCCTTATCAGACAAAGTAGACAATACATCTTGAAACTTCATCTCTAATTCCAACTCAGTACCTAGTTCTTTCGCAAGGGACGTAAGGTTAATCTGAGGAATAGCATTAGAAAGAATAGACCTGAGAGACAAGAAAGCTACATGCTCAATCTCTAGCTGCTTTAAGACTACAGCACAAATATGGCGCTTACCCGGTTTACCTGAATCAGCTTTAGTGTAGAAATCTTTTAGTCCCTTACAAAAGGCCGGAAGGGCTTCTTTAAGCAGCATTTTGGTTGTCCCCGTGTCTGCTAAAGTTTTATTCTCTCTGGCCTTATTAATTTTAGACATAAAAGCTTGATAAGCAAGATCCTTACTCTCTAACTCTAATTCTATTTCTTTATCGACTAAATGCTTTCCATATTTGAGACACAATTCATCATAACCACATTCATTAATCCGAATTGAATCAATAGCTGCTTTAGTGTCCATTTGGTTTCCTTTAAGTTAACTTTAAGTTATCCTTAGTTTGTCTTTAGATTAGTATCTATAGTAATAACCTACATAGTTAATTATTATAGTTATATTCATTATTATAATCTTATAAGTTATTATTATAGTTATAATCATTAAAGATATAATCTATAGTTCTCTATAGTTTATCTTTAGGTTATCTTTAAGTTAACTATAGTCCCTTGTCTCCCTCTGATTTGATCTACATCAATGTCTTATCCTACCTCTCTCTAGGAGTGGAGATTATATTTTTTTTCTTGACCTAGATCAATATTAATATAATCTCCCCTAATGACAACCTTAGATCTCAGTTGTCTCCTTCATCATTCTCTCGTTCAATCAGTGGTCTGCCATAAAGATGCCTATTGAGAAACTCCTTATAAGCTTCATATTTCTCTTTGTCTTTCTTACCAGATTCCCCATTTTTATGGCCTGCCCTATAGGCATATTTGATCATGTTTCCTTTACAGAAACCTATGAATTCCTTGTGAGAAAGCAGATCCTGCATTAATTCAATAGGTTGAATTAAGCCCTGATAATGCTTCTGATCTTCTGGCTTTCCACTATCGTTTATTCCTTCATTAACCCATTCATTGTCGTATTCCTGCATATTAATTCCCATTTATTACATAGAATTCAGTTAAATCGATGTTGTCTTTATGTTCCTCATAGTACTCTTTAGAGTAAACTATTGAGGTTTCTTTATGAATTAAATATTTAATATTCATGTTCATATTCATGTTCGATACACCACATTTTATAGGGACGGCCAACCATATAGTTGCCAAGCTGCTCATAAATGCTGAAGATCATACTCTCACGCTGCTCATAGGTAACTTTGGAGTTCTCATAGAGTGAATCGATGTAGTCTACTGCAGGCTGCACTTGAGTAAAGACTGTAGCGCTCAGTGTGTTCTCATCAAAGCACTCTACGGGTACTTCTTTGCATAGGTTGCAGCTGATCAATCTCATCTTGCCTCCTGGTGTTCTGTAATCGTGAATGACAATGTACATGTTGTGGTTTCCTTCTTTAGGTTGCTCTATAGAATGGCCGCAGAGGCCTCAGAATTGCTTCAGGTTAAACGATAGGGCACTTGGTGGTATGTTGGCCTTACCAGAGTGCCTATCGTCGATCCTGAGTGAAATTAGAGGGTTGTTTAGAGGTCGTTCCAATCTCCCAGTCACTTCCATTTCTGAGAGTTGATCATCAATGCTTACTATATGTGTAAGAATTAAAGAAGTTCAATATCGGCAGCCGGCTTGAGTTCATCATACTCTTGCCACTTGTCATCCTTAACAAGCCAATCGATCAGCTCATCCAAGTTGATATAGTTGTCAGCCTCCCATTCAGGAAAACTGATGATCTCTGATCTTGATTCATTCAGAATGAACCATCTATCACGTTGATCAGTGCGCTGAAGTGAGAAGATAATGTCACTTGGATGCCATCCCTTCAGGAGTTCGTTAATCTTATCTTCTGTGAACGGCCAGATGTGTTCATCATCTCGACCTTGCTCGTCTACATAGTCGTTCCAAAGTGATACAACTTCATAAGTGAGCATTGTATCATTGATGTACAAATGAAGCTTAGCACGCATTGGATTGAACTTATTGGTGGTGGTGGTGTTTGTCATCATGATGTTGTCTCCTATAAGACTTGCTAGCTTGCTAGCTCTTGGTTTGACTTGCTAGCTTGCTAGCTCTTGGATTACTTCTTGTAATCTTTGATTGCTTCTTACTTTAGCACACTCAAGAGAGCTTGTCAAGCGCCAGCTTACACTGTCAAGAATGTACTATGTAAGTATTAATACCTACTTAGCAGCCGATTGCCACTTCCCCTCGAAGTTCCACTTCCCCTCGAAGTTCCACTTCCCCTCGAAGTTCTCAATGCCTTGCATGAGTGCATAGTGCTCAACTTCTCGGATGACCATAAGGATACGTTCTTCATCCCTAAAGCTTGAGTAGTTCATAGCATTCCAAAGAAGATAGCACTCAAACTCGTAGTAATGATCGTCATCGGTCGTGAACTGAATCACATACTGAGCACCATCAGGGCACACTATAGAAACCCTCTGTGTCTCTGCATCCGATCTGATAATCACTCTCTTTAATCTGAACTGTAGCATCTTTAGAAACCTCCTCAAAAGGTCTGTTTGTGTCTATCGATGCTAGCTCTTCGCTAGCTGATGAGCACACTATAGCAATTCACAAGGCACATGTCAAGCCATCCCCCATCCCCTCTTCACGGTATTCGGGTTGTCTTAAGGTTGATAATAGGGAAACTTAGGGGAGCAACAGATTTGATATAAGTAGAAATACCTATGTTACCCCGAAAAAACATAGATGAACCAAATGTAAACAATAGGGGTCAGTAGTTACCCTAAAGCTACCCTAAAGCTACCCTAAAGCTACCCTAAAGCTACCCTAAAGCTACCCTAAGTAAACAATAGGTATCATGAAAAAACAATAGGGCACCTTTAGGTACCCTTGGGCATCCCTATGCTAGCCTACACATATATACGTAAATTAGGTAGCAGGTGTATACGAGCAGCAACAGGTAATCTCAAGGCACCCTATGGGGGACACACGCCCGTGTCTGTCTTAAGGTGCCACCTTACAAATTTATTATAAAATTCTAATCAAGGTGACCCTGTTGCTACCCTTAAGTTACCCTTAAGTTACCCTTAAGTTACCCTTAAGTTACCCTTAAGT